GGCGAGTCGCAGCTGTGGACCAGTGGTGTGATCAACCAGTCCGCGACGTTGCCGTATCACCGTGATGCGTTCAATTTCCCGGTGTGGTCGGGAATGCCGGTGTTACGCAGGCACATTCAGGGCGGTTATTTGCGGATCCCGGAATATGAGGCGGTGATCCCGTGTCGGGATGGGTGGGGGGTGTTCTTCGCGGGGTTCCAGTTGGTGCATGGGGTGACCCCGATGGTGATGACCCGCCGTGATGGGTACCGGTATTCGGTGGTGTATTACGCGTTGAAGGGGATGCGGTCGTGTTTTGAGACCGCGCAAGAAACCGCGTACGCGAAACGCCGCCGCACTGAGCGTGAGCAGGACATGGCCCGGGGGTTGGCCAGTGGTGAGCCCACTAGTCACACGTTGCCCGGGGATCGACATGGTGGGTTGCGGTACATCGGTGGCCGTAGCCAGGGCGAGTTCGATGACCCGGGCGCGCGGATCCCTCAGGGTCGACCCGCCAGTTATGACCGGTCGTTCCTCACGAAGAAAGGCGGCTTGCGGATCATCGGTCTGCGAGGGCAAGGCACATTCGGTGACCCTGACACCGCGCGGCGTCGTGATTTGACTGGTGACCCCACCGCGATCGAAGACGCCTATCTCGCCGACGAAGGGGACAACCCGTGACCATCCGCCGGCAACCCGCCCACACCTATCGTGTCGCGATCCCGTCCTACCGCCGGCCGAAAACCCTGTCCGAGCGTGCTTTGCCGTTGCTCCTCAACGGTGGGGTCGAACCCCGTCGGGTTCGGGTGTTCTGCCACGACAACGACCCGGATCTGCCTGCCTACCGGGATGTGGTGGCGACGTTCGGGGTGGAACTCGAAACCACCACCCAGCGGGGGATTACCGCGCAGCGCACGCACATCGCGGCGGCGTTCCCCCCGGGAACGCCAGTGCTGAACGTTGATGATGATGTGACCGCGCTGGAGCAGGCTCTTGACCAGAAAACCCTGCGCCCGGTGAAGAACATTGACGCGTTGGTGTTGGACATGTTCACCACCACCGCTGGCCGGGATTTGTGGGTGTGGGGTTTGGCGCCGGTGGTCAATGCGTATTTCATGCGCCCGGATCGGGTCACTGAGGGCCTCAAGTTCCTGATCTTCACGTTCTGGGGGTGTTTCTCCCGCCCGGGTCACCCCGTGCACCAGTTCACGGTGCCCTACAAAGACGAACACGAGTTGTCGTTGCGGGCGTGGTGGTGGGATGGGGCCACGGTGCGTCACGACGGGGTCGCGGCCCGGGCGAACTTCTACACCTTGCCCGGTGGGTGTCAGGCAGCTGGCCGGGATCACGCGCAGATCAGCGCGTCGGTGGATTCGCTGTTGGCGCAGTGGCCGGGGTTGGTGCGGCGTAACCACCGCCGTAAGTCGGAGTACCCGGAGATTGTGCTCGCGACGAAGAAACGCCACCGCGGTCATCCGATCACCACACCCCCACCCGGGTGGGCGGCGGCTCAGGGAAAGTAGTCGGTGTTGTTGGGGCACACCCCGGGTTGCTGGCCCTGGCAGTAGCCGGGCGGGTACCGGCCCCCGGAGGGGTCATGCGGCCCATCACTGGGGGTGGTGTCGCGGCACCCGGCGAGTAGCACCGCGGCGGCGACAACGGTCAGCACGGTTCTCATGTGCGGTACATCGTGGCCCACACCGCTGGTGTTACAGGAGGTGGTCCGGGTTGACCGTCGCGATCTCCCCCACCGCGTGGGCCATGGCCCTCAACCGGCTGGACCCGCCCAAGACGGACGTGTTCGCCGCGCTGGGCTACACCCCCACCCCCAAACAGCAGCTGTTCCACGACGCCACCGAGTTCGCGGTGCTGTTCGGTGGGTCGCTGGGTGGCGGCAAGACCATGGCCTTGACCGTTGAGGTGATCAAGGCGTGCATGAAGCACCCCGGGCTGCGGGTGGGGGCGTTTCGCCGCACGTACGGTGAGCTCAAGGAATCACTGCTCGCGGAGCTGGCGAACCTGTCCTACGCCCACGCGCTGGGCGCCCGGTGGGTGGGCAACGAGTATGAGCTGCGGTTCCCCAACGGCAGCGTGGCGATGTTCCGGTACGCGGAGTCCCTGGCTGACGCCACCCGACGCCAAGGTGGCCAGTACCAGCTGTTGGCCTTCGACGAGTTGACGTTGACCTTGCCTGAGGTGGTGTCGTTCCTGGAGTCCCGGCTTCGGTCCGGGCGCGCGGATGTGCCCGTGCTGGGGGTACGGGCCACAGCGAACCCCGGCGGACCGGGGCACGGTGCGGTGCGGAAACGGTTCATCGACGCCACCAACTACGGCACGAAAGTGATCCGGGATGAGCGGGCCCGCACGGTGCGGTTCATCCCGTCACGGATGGAGGACAACCCCCACCTGAACCCGGAGTACGAGCGTGACCTGCTCGCGCTACCGGAAGTGATGCGCCAGGCCCTGCGTGAGGGCAACTGGGACGTGTTCGCCGGGGCGATGTTCCCGGAGCTCAACCATGACAGGCACGTGGTGCACCCGGTGCTGCTGCCCGCTTCCTGGCGTCGGTACATCGCTGTGGACTGGGGGTACGCCAAGCCGTGGGCCGTGCTGTGGGGCGCGGTCGACGAGGACGGCCGGGTGTGGGTCTACCGGGAGTTGTACAAGGCCGGGGTGGGGGAGGCCCAACAAGCCCAGATGATCCTGGCCGCGGAGGGCCCCACCGAGCAGGTGGCCGCGCGTTACGCGGATGACGCCATGTGGGCCACCCGCGGGGACGCCAAGCCCATCGCGGACATCTACGCGGAGAACGGGTGCCCCCTGGAACCGGCAGGTAAGGGCCCCGGCTCCAGGATCGCCGGCTGGCAGCGGATCCACTCCTATTTGAGTGAGGCCCCCGCGTGTTTGCACCACCGCACCCTGGGGTGGGACACGTGCCCCATGCTGCACGTGTTCACCCCGGTCACGGAGCTGTACCGGGAGTTGCGTGACCTGCCGCACGCCGTCAAGGGCGACCCGGAGGACGCGGACACCACCGCGTCGGACCACGCCGCGGACGCCCTGCGGTACTTGCTGCTCAACGTGGGCTCCGAGCCGCGGTTCCACTTCCCCCCGGATGAGACCACCGAGTTACGCAAGCTGGACCCTCAGGCCACCGGGTCGCGGCCACCGCAGCCGCTACCGGACACCATTGGTGGGTTCCCCGTGCTCAACGGGGCCAGCCCCTGGTGACAGGTCCACGCCCAGGTACATGGCTGTCTTGTCCACCCCGAGGATCCGGGTCATCGCCGACAGGTACCAGTCGAATGGGTGCTGGCCTGGTGGCAGGTCCAGCGGCAGCCCAGTCCATTGGCCGATCTCCGGTTCGCTCATTCCCTTATTAGACGTCACACCGCGCCCCCCTTTGTCCGGTGCGCAACCGACCAGGTCAAGGGGGTCCGCTGTGGGGCTAGCCACGAGGCTGCGGGAGCTGGTGCGGGGACCGGACTGGGGTGGGGTGTGGGAGGCCACCGCCCCGCCGCTACTAGAACCTACTGCCAAGCAAGTACGACGCTCAGGTTTCGAGTACGGCATCCCCCTGGCCTCCGCGTCGATCAAGGGCGTGCAGATCGGGCACACGTCCGAACGCCAGCAGGTGCTCAACCAGCTCCACCAGCTGTACATGACGTGTGACTGGGTGAGTAGCTGTGTGGACGTGGTGGCCCGCACCGTCACAGCTGGTGGGCTGCAAGTCGTCGCGGACACCGATGAGGACAAGGAAGGGGTGGAAATCCCCCCCGATCCCCCGGAGATCACCCGACTCAAGCGGTTGATGCGGTTCGTCAACCCGCGTGAGGACATGGTCCAGTTGCTGCGCAACGTGGTGACGGACCTGCTGCTGTTCGGGGACGCCTACTTGGAGATCGTGTCGCTGCTGGGTGAGCCGATCGCCCTGTACACCCTGGATGCCACCACCATGACCGTGCTGTCCGATGACCACGGTGAGGTGCTGGGCTACCACCAGGACGTGGACGGTGTCCGCACCGCGGACTTCACCCCCCAACAGGTGGTCCATTTCTCCATGGACGCACCCCGGGGTGGCTTGTACGGGGTGGGCCCAGCCCAGAAGGTGCTGCTGCCCGCGACGACGTGGTTGTTCGCGATGGCCACGTTGAAGGAATGTTTCCGCCGGGGTGACCCGCCGCGTATCCACGTCGACTTGGGGCATTTCTCCGACACTGACGTGCAGCGGTGGCGTGAGCAGTACATCGTGCACAACTTGGGCCCCAAGGCGGTGGGCACCCCGGTGCTGACCACCGGCGGTGGTGGTGTGCAAGTCCTGGACCAGCACAAGGTCGCGGACTACTTGGAGACCTGCCGCACCTTGCGGGATGAGATCGTGTCCGGGTTCGGGGTGCCACCGTCCAAGGTCGGGATCATCGAGTCCGGGAACCTTGGCGGTGGCACGGGGGAGGCCCAGGACAAGACGTTCCGGGTCAACACGATCATCCCCATCTCGGCGATCATCCTGGAGAAGCTGAACTACCACCTGGTGCAGGTGGGTTTCAAGGTCGTCGACTGGCACCTGGAGTTCTCTGAGATCGACTACCGCGACAGTGAAGTGGTGGAGAAGATCCGGGACATGCGCCTGCGCAACGGGTCCTACACCCTGAACCGGTACCGGGATGAGATCGGTGAGCCGGCCGTCGACGGTGGGGATGACGCGGTGATCGTGGACCGCCAGAACATCGTGGTGTGGTCCGATGTGCCCGCGATGTCCAAGGCCGGGATCGCGAACAAGGCCGCGGCGTTGGTCAACGCGCACGTGCAGGGCTACATCCCGGGCATGCCTGACGCGGAGGAGCCCGAGCCGCCACCGGGGCTGCCCCCCGGGGTGGTGCCCCAGCTGCTGGATCCGCAGGACAAGCCCGGGGGGGCCAAGGACGCCACCCAGGGCAAGCAAGACCCGCAAGGCAACGCCCCGAAGGAAGACGCACGCCGGCTGATGCGCGCGTGGGAGCACGCCTACCGGGCGCGCCGTGCCAGGGCGTTACGTGAGCTACCCGAAAGAGAGAAGGTGGGGGTATGAGCGGTGTGACCACGGGGACGGCCGGTCCGCTGGTGGTAACCCCCACCGTGGGGGAACCGCTGGCGACCGACCCAGAGGGGGAGGTGGCCGGTCGCCAGCGCCTCCATAGTGTGCTTACCCGCTGGGCCGGGCGGGTAGCAATGGCCAGGAGGGTTGACCTGGATGGCATTGAGCAATGGGAGGTAGACCATGGACAGGGGACACCCCACCAGGGCGTCTGATGTGACCCCTTTGATCCGTAAGCAGGTCGGGTGATGGCCAGCAAGGCGGCTCGCGCCGCGGTGGGCCTGTCCGTGGCCGGCGCGGTGGTGTACCTGGTCGGGTTGGTGCTGGGCTGCTGGCACCGGGGTGTGGCTCGCGCGCTGGATGACAAGCTGGTGGACCTGGCCGGCGGCCCCGGACCGCGACAGTAGTAGCGGGACCGTCTGGGTGTTGGCTAGCCTGATCGGTGCGGCACCCTCCCCGGGTCGGATGACTCGCCCAGGCCGGGAACGGAGCAAGCGAGACCGGTGTGGCGCCGTAGGTGTTTGGCGGCACCTGGGCAAGCTGACAGGCGGACGCTCGGTTTGGTGGGGCGGGAGGTGTGCGGGACTTGTTCCCGCTAACAGCACCCCCGCCCCCTTCGCTGTTGCTAGATGGTTTCCACGGGCACCCCGGATCTTTCATGTAGGTGTCCACGGTGGGCAGCGTAGGAGCCGGGGGTGACACGGTGAGCGTGTGGCAGCACCTGTTCCCCCCGTTTGACGCGGTGTGGCCCAACATCGTGGCCTCGGTGATCTGGGCGACGCCTGCGTTCCTGGTGTCCCACTGGGCTCACCGCAAGCACGTCAACAAACGCCACCGGGAGCTGATCGCGGAGATTCGCCGCGCCCCAAGATGTGAGGAATAGCCCTACCTGGGCCGTACATCCCTAATTCCTTTACCACGTTAGGGCGAACCCCGCGCAAGTACACCGCGCACGAGTTTTCATTTGCACGTGCAGTCGCTTCAATGAGGGCGGTGACCCCATCCACGGTTAGGGATCTCACGCCCGTGAGGTCCACCACCACCCTGTCGGGTCGGTGACCTAACGCCCGGTCCAGAGCCCCTTCAAGGATCCTCACCGTGCATCCGTCCACGTTCCCTGTCACTGCGATCGTCACGACGGGGGGATCCACCCGCGCCCCGCATGGTGGGCCCGTGAGCGGGTCAACCAGCGGTTCGTCGCGGGGGATGACAGCACAAGCCATTGGTTACCTCCCTGGCCGGGGAAACGCTCAGCGTGTCGGGTCGCTCACGCCCAGCGGTGCCCCCATCCGGGTGGTTGCCGTGGACACCCTGTCCGCGATAGGGCTGCTGGTGCTGTGGGTGCTGGTGGTGTTCGTGGTCGTGATGGCGTTCTGGAAGCGCCGCTAGGGTTGCGCCGGTGTACGTGACCCAAGCGTTGTGCCTGTCCCTGTCCCTGATGGTGTTCACGATCATTGTGGTGCCGTGGCTGGTCGGCTCAGCGTGGGGGTGGGTGGCATGTCGTCCTGGGTCCACGAGGCGCTGACCTGGCTGGATCACCCCCACGGGGTGGTGCTGGTCGCGGTGGTCGTGCTCGGTGTCGCGGTGGGGTTGGCGTGCTGGCCGTTGGGGAACAGGGCACGCCGGTGAGGTTCATCGCGGACCTGCTGGTGGCCAGTGTGGTGATGCTGGTGTGCTCGGTGACCATCGTGCTGGCCATCACCGTCACCCTGGGCTGGCTGGGGGTGATCCGATGAAATGCATGACCTGCGGTCGGAGGCCCCGCGACGGAGTGTGGATCTACCGGCAGAACCCCACGGTGAGACCCGAGTTGTACGCGTGCGCGCAGCACACCAGCACCGCGATCGATCCGGTGGTCGCGGCGCTGATCCAATGTTTCGAGGGGGGCGGGGCCGACGATGAAAACTGGGATGGTGGCCTTGCTCCCCGACGACCCGACCGCGCTGGTAGTCGACGGCGGGCTGGGCGCTGACCAGATCCACCTGACGGTCGCGTTCCTGGGTGAGGACGTCACCGGGTGGGACACCACCCGCCGGCAGCTCCTCGAGCAGCTGGTGTGGTCCGCCGCCCACTCCATTGGTCAACCAATCACCGGGAGGGTGATGGGGCATGCCACTTTCAACCCTGATCGGCACGCCGGACGAGAACCCTGCGCCGTTCACCTCGTGGGAGACAGCGATCGACTACTCCCTGCTCACGAGCTGTTGTGCACAACCCTTGCTGGTGTACTGGGGGACGATTTCCCAACCCAGCACACCCCGTTCATCCCCCACATCACCGCAGGGGAAGGGCTAACGGCAGATAACCTGTCGTTCACTGGCCCGGTGGTGTTTGGGCGCATTGCCCTTGCCCTGGCCGGGGAGTGGTCGATCGCGCCCATCACCACCGACCCAGCTGTGGTCATCGCCGCCTATGCGCGCACCGCCTACGCCCAGGGGTGGGCCCGCTCTGGTGGCCCGTTGACGGACCGGGTCCACGCCGGGTGCCTGGCCGCGGTGGAGCTCGCGGTAGCCAACGCCGCGCACCCCGGGATCCTGGAGGCCACGCTGCAGCTGGGGG